ATAAAGATCGAGATAGGCTTTTTTAGGAATATTCACCAAAACTTAGAATTGGCTAATATATTAATGGAATTAGCTATTGATGAAGTATTAAACAAAACAAGTAAATGAAACCAACCCAAGAACAAAAAGACCTTATTACTGCAATATCTAATGAGATATCAGGATGGGCAAGTACAAATGATATTGATTCGAGTTCGCACTGGAATCTAATTGAAGAGTTTTGCATGTCCCTTGAATTGCAAGAGTATCAGCAAAAACAACTGAATAATGCCTTGGATGGTGTAATGAGTTTCATAAAAGAAATAGGGGAAATAAAATGACACGCCTAGAAAAACGAATAGCATTCGACATGACTTTGTTTTATTTTACGTTGATTATCTTCTGGGTTACATACCAAGAGGAATATAGTATCATGGACCAAGCTTGGAAGATCATTGTGACTGGATATTTGCTAAGTAGTTCGGCCTCAATCTACTCGGTGATAGTAACGAACAAGTACCTGAAAGATTTTTGCATCTTGATTAGTTTGCTCCGGTTCTCAATAATGTTCGTTTATATTCTTGAGGCTATACTTAACTTTGAGCCAAACACAAAAGGGACGCACTTGTCCTTTATCGCTATTTCAACTTTAATTTCTTTTTTTCTAAGTAAAACCAAGCTAATTTTGCATATTAGAAAAATGCATGAATGGCTGAATTTGGGTTAGGTAAATTATTCGGGTCAATCTTGTTTAAATTTACATTGTCTCTTCTTTTCCTATTTAGTCTTATAGACCCAGCCGATAACGAAGCGTTTAAGTTAGTGGCTGAATCTATTGCGATAAGGCACAAGGTCCAGATATTCCTTTTTGTTGGCTCGTCTATTGGGATTGTGTTTTATATTCTTAATAAAATTACTCAAAGAGACTTAGTAAAAGTACAGCTAGAGTTAGAGAAAGAAAAACTTAGGTCAGAAAGATTATTAAACGAATTGCGTGAGTTAGAGATAAAAGAAAAATCGACACCGAAATGATATCAGTGCCGATTATGTTTAGGGGTATTAACTAACCTGAAGCGTTTAGAACGATAATTGTTCAATATATTTTTTCACATCGGTTTCAATCTTTAGAGCTTCTATCTGAGATAACTCAACCCACTCTTGAACGGTTCTTAGGTCTGGTCTATTATCCACATACTCTTTTAGTCCATGCCCTCTATCTTCCCAGATTTTACCTTTCTTCTTTAGTCCTACATCGACAATACTATCCCTAGTAAGCTTTCTAACGGACAAAGGTATGTAATTATTTTGTGGCCTATACGATGCAAAGTAAATTGTTTCCAGCTTGTCATTGCAAGTGAAGTTGTGAATACACTGGTGAATGTAATCTTTAGGCACTCCAGGGTCAAGACAATTCAGTACATGCTTCTTTCTCTGAGGGCACTTAATCTCGCATGAGATAGTTTCACATTTAGTTAAGCCGTCTGATGAGACTCCTAGTATTGGGATGTTAGATTGAATCCAAGCAATCTCCTCGAAGTATAGCCCTAGGTATTTGCCGAGCTCGTATCTTGCCTGTGGCTCCAAGTCTATGCCATACATCATAGCTTGAGACGCATAATTATCTTCATCGTCCTCATTAAACTCCTCGACACGCTCAGAGAGTATATCGAGGGTTAATGTTTCGGAGTCTATATAAAGACCTTTAGCTCTTGTTCCACCTATCTTGCCGTGCTTGATTCTAAACCAAGCTTCAGACCCTTGTTCGAAGTCACGATATATTTGCATCAGTATTGTTTAGTTTTTGTTTCATCTCTTCTTTTTTTGCAAGAACTGACACGTTTGCTTTTTCTGCTGGAGCTAAAGCTTGCCATATTTCGGCCAGAATCGCCACTGTGTCGGCTTTCTCTAATCGAGCAATACAATCTGCTTCATTGACTGGTTTCGGAGCCGTAGAAGCCATTAATTGAGAACTCTTTTTATTCACAATCCTGATAGCATCGTGGAACTCTCCGAACCATTTACCTCTTTGGGTTGTAAGCTGAATCTTTTTACCAACCATTTGTTCGATAAATTCTGTTTCAGTAGCCTTTATAAGGGTTTTCCGATTTGTGGCATTTAGAATAATAGGCTTCACTTCCATAAAGTGTACCGTTAATTCTAACTCCATTGCTCCTGATTTCTGATTAAATACCTCAGAGCGTTTTATCTCTTTGATTGTGACGATAATGTCTACCGTTTTCCCAGAAGCATCTTGTAAATCCCAACCACCGAGGTAGTTAGGATTTCTCAACTTGTTTATGTTTGTGAGTGTCTCAGCCATCTTAGTATCCGTTGTTTAGTTTGGCAAATTCTATTTCCTGGGCTAGTATCGCAATTTGAGTCTCTTTCCCGTCAATTTGTTCTTTGTACTCTTTTGCTACGTCTTTTTTCTCAGCCTTTAACCTGTTCACTTCTACTACTAAGTGAGGCAATGTTTCTTCTTTTTCTTGTAAGTCCATGTTTGCTTTTTGTTTTAGTTTAAAATAAATTGAATTACATCTAATTGTTTTTTGTGCTTGTCGTAATTAAACTCAGCTTTAACCGCCTTTATTTGATTAGCCAATGCGATAGGAGCCCTTGATACACTCCTAAGTGTTTCTATCTTCTCGTCCACTTTAGATATCCGGTCTTGAAGTAAGCTCTCTTGGTTTTTCAAGTAAACCTCTCTTGGGTTCGACTCTAGGTAAAAAATGACATCTCTAAGGAATCCAATTCTATCAAGTTTCTTTTTAATATCGCTACTTCCCTTTAGTAACTTTATTTCCCTAGTAGTCTCAGAAATTAAATATTGGGTATCTTTTACTGTTTTCATGATTCAATTTGAGTTAAAGCCCATTTTTTAAATCCATCAAACTTTTGTGCTATCTCTAGGAGCTTTCCGTTCCCATCACTAGTTAGGCCATTCGGAGATTTCGGAGTAGGAAATGAAGCGTTAATCCAATCCAAAAGTATTGCTTTGTCGCCAGCTTTGGAAAGATTTTCTAACCTTAATCTTTCTTTCTCAAGTTCGGCTTGCTTTTTGGCCTCTTCTGCGGCTTTCTCGTCACGTTCTTTCTTTAACTGAGCTTCTAGTGCCTCTTTCTCTTTTCGCTCCTTCTCGGCGGCTTCTTGAGCTTTTTTTCTTTCTTTAGCCATGGCTGCCTCCTGAACTTCACGTTCTTTCTTAGCATCGGCTTCTTTCTTTTCGGCTTCTTCCCTTAACTTCTGGTTCTCAATACGAATTTGTTCTTGTTCTTTTTCGAACTCTACTTTTTGCATTTCTTTTGATTGCAAGAAATATTCGAAAGCTTCTTGAGTCAATATTCCAAAGTTAGCCTCTTTGTCCTCCACAAATTGCCACATAGGTAGAAGCAACTGGAAACGCTCGTTGTGTAGGCTTTGAATCCTCTCACGCTCTAGCCTTTCTTGTTCGGCCTTCTTCTCTGCTGCAATCCTTGCCTCGAAAGTATTCTTCTTGGTCTGTAGGTATGCATCAAACACTTCTTGGTCCATACTAGACAAGTTTGGGAAATAGAAGTCTTCATGAACATAAGGAATAGCCAACTTTATTCTTTCTCTTTGTAGTTCTTCAAGCCTTTGCTTCTCCAGGTTCTCGGCGTGTTTCTCGATAGATTCTAAAGCACCCTCCATTCTGACATTCTCAGCAGTTTCTGAGCCATAGACTGCATCGATGAATTGGCCTAACCTAAGAGGTACTTTTTTGTCAGCAACCCTTTGTGCTTCGAATCCCTTGGTACGGTTATCTCGAATAAGTAATCGAGCTTTTTTAGCTTCTTTCGCTGTCTCTGGATCGTTAATATCCATTTGCATAACTTCTAAATACTTTTGAGAAAGGATGTCACGCTCTTTTTTAAGTGTGACTATTTTAGATGTGATGTTGTTGGCCATCGAGTCATCTATCTCAAAGTCCTTTGGGTTAATTAATACTAATTGTTCGCTCATGTTGTTTATTTGTTTATTTGTTTATTTGTTTATCTTAAAATTAATTTTTTAATATCATCGAGTTCACGATTTTCTAATTTAGCTAATTTATGCTCCAAATACCATATAGCCTTTTTTAAGTCTTGTAGCTCACTATCTTTCTTTCCAGCTCTTGCAATGTATTTGACAGCATTACCCAGGCAAAAATCTAATCGCCAAGCATCGATTACTTTTATTGCTTCGTATGTATTATCCTCTCCTCCATAATGTTCTGGGTGGTTTACTGCTTCTTTACTCATTTTGTTATTTAATTTAATTGTTATTTAACCCTCCAAGTTCTCCATCCGTCAGCCCTCCTAAGCGTAGAAAATTTCATTCCATGGCTTTTGGAAAGATTAAATCCATGTATTCTCGTTCTGTTTTTGTAGTACTCATCTTCGGTGTATATACTCTCTCCTACCTCAAGAGCTAATAACTTATGCCTACTACTAGCCTTATCGTAGGGCGAAATAACCCCTTTTTCGGTGATTC